CGAAAATACTTGGCTGGTGACGGCCTGGAAAGATAGGGAGATGCCAACATCAAAGTGTCCATCCAATAGGGTGGGCATTTTTTATTGTTAAATTTAAGTGATTAAGCAAAAATCCGGCTTCTTTCATATGAAGTCGGATTTTTCGTTTATCATTCAAGTACATCAAAGCCTCTGTCATACAGCATTAAATTAATATCAATTACACTTAGTTTGTGAAGCAGTCCAAACATTATTACCGCATCTCTGCCGTCTTTGGCATACAGAGGTGACGCTTTTATACGGTTCATCAGTTTTTCTGTCTGGGTCAGATCCGCACCTATTCCAATGCAGAGCATTATCAGCTTATCTCTTGACGGTGTCTTTATTCCTTGGAATATCTGATAGCCGTAGTGCTTTTCTATCATAGAATTATTTATAGCTTCTGATTTGCTTATCTTTTTGCTTTGTATAATACTTTCAAGCATTTGAGGTAATGTCGCAAAATTCAGCTGATCCGAGTTTTCTTTAAAATAATCGTCAAGATTACTTTTTGATTTTAAGCTATTGAGAAGTTCATCAGTTGATTTTTTCAATTTATATCTTCCTTTTTATACAAATTTATGCTAATATTTACAAGAGGGGAGGTGCAAAAATGAACGAGTTTGAATATAAATTTTCACTTTGGCAATTTGATGTTGTTACAGATTTTAACAGAACGACACAGCTTGTGCGCAATCGCAGCACGGGTCGGCTTATGGTGAAAAAGATTATGCCCGCTTACGAATTTGAGGTACATAACGCTGTCAGTAAAATTAATAATTGCCATATTGCAAAAGTTTTTGATGTTATCACTGACCGCAATGCCTGCATTATTCTTGAAGAATATGTACAAGGTCATACCATTGAGCAGTATTTGTCAAAAGGTACTTTTGCGGAAGATTATGCCATAAATATTGCCCGTCAGATTTGCAACGGACTCAGTGTTTTGCACAAATATTCAATTACCCATCGTGACATTACTCCGTCCAATATTATCATAGGTTTTGACGGTGTTGTTAAGATAATTGATTTTGGAATTTCAAGACTGCATAAAGAAAACGCCAAACACGATACGCAGGTTCTCGGTACAGAGGGTTATGCCGCACCCGAACAATTCGGCTTTAAGCAAAGCGACTGCAAAACAGATATTTATGCTCTGGGAGTTTTGCTTAATTATATGCTAACAGGTCATATTCCGTCAGAAGTTATGTACCGTGACGGTGATGTTGCGGATATTATTAAAAAATGTACAGAATACAATGTTGAAAAGCGTTTTGAACGGATAGAAGATTTAGACGCCGCTTTGAAAAGAAAGAGAGTTTACGGCTTTAACTTTGCCGACAATTTTATGGAAAATTTCCCCGGACTCCGTTCGGAAAAGAAAGGTGTGCGTGTTTTTGCGTGCGTAATGTACGGCTGGATGTTTTTATGGATTATAGGTATGTACAGCAAGTATTGCGTAATAAATATACTGAACTTTTTTCCCGTCACGCTTATGGTAATACTGCTTTTCTTTATTCCCATTTCATTTTTCTCTGACCTTTTCGGCTTTCAGAGTTGTATTCCCAAAATAAGGGATATGCCTAAAACTTTAAGGAAGCTTATTTTTTACTCATTAGCCGTTGTGAGTATGTTTGTCGGTATGTCGATTTTCCGTGCCGTTACAACGGTATCTTATTTATGGTAATTATTTTCCATAGTACAACAATATTATAACATAAATTTTTTTCTTAGTGTATGCTGTCAGCATACACTTTTTTATTTGGCTTTTTATATAATAATGTCAACGAATTTAATAAAAGGAGGAATTTATTATGAAAAATACCGTTAAAAAAGTTTTATGTACATTTATTGCAGTGGTTGCGGCGGTCACTTCTACATTGGTTTTTACAGGTTGTGGCTCAAAAAAAGCCACAAGCGACGTAAGTATTCCTGACTATACTTTTTCTGAAAGTTCTAAGGAAGAGGAAAGTTCGCAGGCAGAAGAAAGCTCAAAGGACGATGAATCTTCTGAGGAGGAAAGTTCAAAGGCAGAAGAAAGTCAAAAAGATGAAGAAAGTTCTAAAGAAGAGGATAACGATTCCGACACCGTTGATCCTGATTTTAAGGAAGTAATGGACGATTACGAGGACTTTATGAATGATTATGTTGACTTTATGAAGAAGTACTCAAGCAGTGACAATCCTGCAGGACTTATGAAAGATTACACGGAGTTTGTGTCGAAGTATGCTGATTGGGGCAAGAAGATAGACGATATTGACGAGGATTCTCTTTCAAAAGCAGATTACGATTATTATATTGATGTGACAGCAAGAGTTACTAAAAAACTTGCAGAAGTTGCCGAATAATAAAAATGACTTTTAATGACATCTGGGAAGAAATCGTAAGATGCACAGGCAATGTAATTACCACAAAAGAGAATACAAAATTTACATATGTTGTAAATGAAAACAGTATTTTTATTCCGAAAGCGAATTGGAAAATTACAAAATCAGAGCTTGAAGGTGCGGTAAAAATGTTGCAAAATCCGTCATTTGCAAAGAATGCGGCAATCAGTTCATCGTATGTGTATGCTGTAATATTTAATGCTTTGGCAGAAATTCAATAATAACAGACTTTTTCATACGGATAAAAGCGCTCGGGTACTGTACCTTGAGCGCTTTTATAATGCAATTAAAAGTTAGCTTTGTCAAGAAAAGTATGTAAGTTTTTTAAAAATCATAAAAACTTTACAAATAATCCTATGAGAACAACTATGTATCTAAAAAACAACTACAATCATCCCATCAGTCTTCCTTATATTCTATTACTCGTGTATCTATTACTCGTGTACATATATAATGATAAATTATAATGATAAATGTATCACGAACTAAAGTCAAGTAATAATTTTCAAACCAAATAATGTCTTTCCTTGGAGCTGATAACGGGCGATTGTAATTATTCAAACTCTTTGCCTCGCCTGCTACGGCTTGTTCACAGTCATATTTTCATCAACTCTACGCCCTAAAAACCGTACACTGTACTGTTTTCTTAACGGACTTTCAAATCCCGTTTTACAATTTCATCTTTAATCAAAAAAGATATTACCCACAAATTCGGATAATATCTTTTCCTTGGAGCTGATAACGGGTGATTGTAATTATTCAAACTCTTTGCCTCGCCTGCTGCGGCTTGTTCACAGTCATATTTTCTTCAACTCTACGCCCTAAAAACAGTCCACCGGACTGTTTTCTTTACGGGCTTTCAAATCCCGTTTTACAATTTCATCTTTAATCAAAAAAGATATTACCCACAAATTCGGATAATATCTTTTCCTTGGAGCTGATAACGGGATTTGAACCCATTAGAAAATCACTCAAAAAGCCGATAAAATCAAGCATTTATTTTCTTCGTGTCATCTTTTGTGTCATCTGAAAAATTATCACTGAAAATATCTACAACACGAGCTGACATTTTGCTTGTCTTATCTCTTAGAGTGTGTTGATAGATTTGATGTAACATATCAACAGTCTGCCAGCCACCTATTTCGGCAATATATTGGTCCGGAATACCACGAGCGTGGCATTCAGAAGCGAAATAGTGACGGAGCTTGTGAAAACTAAAATGCGGTACATTTGCTTTTGCTACAAGATGATTGAACGCACTTGAAAGCGTTGTAGGAGAAATTCCAAAATACTTCCAACCCTTACATTCTTTTATCAGCTCAGGAGGCAGCGGAACAAAGCGAGTGCCGGCTTCTGTTTTTGTAGTTTTAACTACAAACTTTCCGTCACTATCTGCTACTACGGCTTTGTTAATATTAACACCGAAATCGTTGAAATCATTAATTGTTAATGCGCATATCTCCGAGCGGCGAAGTGAACCCTGACTTGCAAGCATAATAGGCACTTTAATTTTATCGTTAGCAAGTTCAAGTAATTTATTTATTTCTTTCGTAGTTGGTATCGTATATTGTGGTTTAATTTTTTGCGGTAGTGTAGTATGTAGAATTAAAGAGGGATAATAAGTTTTAAGGACAGCTGAAAGTAGTCCGTGGGCATTTCTGACAGTCTTGGGACTATGACAAGCAGACAGAGAATTGACAGAGTTCTGAATCATAACTGCTGTAAGTTTAGTGAGCTTAAAAGGCATTAGTTCAGAAAAGTAATTGCGCCTGCATTGACGGTAACCTACTATTGTTGATGGACTCAGTACCGAGGATTTACTTTCTATATACCTATCGTATGCCTGCCCAAGTGTTAAGTCATTATAATCAATATTAGATAAATTCAAAGACAACTCAAATATATCGGCTTCTTTTTTCGCTTCTTTTTTTGTCGGAGCTGTAATTGATTTGTACATCTTCTTCCCATCTTTGTCTTTGCCAATGAAAACACGCACTCGCCAAGAACCTGACGGAAGTTTTTTCGGTTCTGCCATAAATAATAACACTCCTTTTTTTATAAAAAGGGTGCAAAAATCCCCTTGTGCTAAGAGTTGCAAAACACAAGGGATTGTGATACAATATTATTGCGTTATATCGTATCATCTGCACCCTGTGTAGGTGACTCCGCTCTGTTCGAGGACCAGTCGAGCAGGGCGGTTTTTTTATGATTTATTTGCAATAATCAATTTCACTTTTGCGTTGTAGCTGATTTTTTCATTCTCATCGTAATGCTCTCCAACGGTAAAATCATTAATGCCAAGTATACGCTCTTGATTTGATTTTACAAAAGCAACATCTTCCCTATGCAGATTTCCAACATCATATCCGTTAGCAATAATTCTGATAGCCGGCTCACCTTTGAAATCGTATTCTTCCATCTTTACATTAATAGCTTTACCGGATTTTTTGTCAGCTTTTAACTTTTTCAGATATTTTTGTCGGTCATCAAATGTTACACCTGCAACTTTAAAAACCTTTATGTGGGATCTCCCTGTTTCAGGGGTTGATTTTGACGGTTCTTGCTTTTTGCCAAATAATTTAGATAATAAACCCATTTTTTATGCTCCTCTTTTTATTTAATAAAATACATTTCATTGACAATATATGTCACATAATGTAAAATAGTAGCGAGGAGTGCGCTTTCTTCTCATATCTTTTTTAGTCAGTCATAGCTCCACCTGTGACTGACTTTTCTTTTTATTAATATATTCTTGAAATTGTTTTACAACTTTTCGTTCAAGCGGATGTTTATAGAAAGCATTTCTTTTTTCAAGTTCTTGCATACGTTCTGATCTATATGTTGCAGCTTCAAGACTTATATTACATAACCGAGATATTTCCGCAGCGGTTAAAATCTGCAATTCGTGCAGTACGCACGCAGGAGCGAGCAAGTCACGAGCGAACACATTTGCCGAGTGTTCGGCGTCATCTGTTGTCACAAAGCCGTTGCCATCAGCTTGAAACATATGTCCAAGAAAAATATGTCCAAGCTCGTGCGCTATTGTAAATCTGCATCGTCGAACTGATTGCTTATCAGAATATACAATATACAATTTGCCTTTTTGCATTAAAGTTGTTCCACTTTCTTCATCTTTTAATAGATTAACATTAGAATTTTTAAGCAATATAATTTCAGATTTATGCACAATAGAACTCACTTTAACGGGCAACTTGTCAATCTTATAGTCAATCAAACAGCGCCATGAAGCGTTACGAGCATTTTTATAACATCCATAATTCAATCCTAATCACCTCATAGGGTATTGTACCCTATGAGGATTTTTTTATTTTACAAATGTTATAAATCCGAATCGTCAGGAGTAAATTTGCTAAGATCCGGCATATTTACTACTTCAATAGGTTGATTGTTATCCTTACTGCGTGCGGCTTTTAATGTAGGGATTAATTGTTCTTCTTCATCAATATGTAAAATAGTGTCAATAGTATATTGATGTTCCGGATGATTACGATAAGCAACAACAAGTTTCTTTTCGTGAGTAGTTAATTCATTGATATGTATATCTTTTTTTATTTCTCCATTAACAAGAGCATTTATATCTAAAGATAGAGTATTACAAATTTTAATGACATTTTGTATAGATGTTCCCCAAATTCCTCTACTAAAAATACCTTTAACTGTAGTATATGGCAAATCTGCAACTTTCGCAAACTGCATTATACTCTTATAGTTGTCTAAAATATAATCTTGTAATTTTTGTTCGACAGTCATTGTGACCACCTCTTTCGATTACAAGTATATTACAAAATATTGTAGATGTCAATATAAAATTTACCTTTTTTAGTAAATAATTTTTAAAAAACTATTGACAATCTACTTTATTAGGTATATTATAATATCGTAATCTACCTTATAAGGTAAGTAGGAGGTATTAAAATGCTATATCCAAATTTAATTAAAGCCATGAAAGACGAAGGTGTTACTAAAACCGATATTGCAAATTTATTAGGTTTACACTTTAACACGGTTACAGCAAAAATGGAAGGTGAAACAACATCAAATAGAGCTGTATATCAAGTAGGATTTACACTTATTGAGGCAGTAATGATTAAAAACATCTTTTTTAAAAGATATGACCTTAGTTGGCTTTTTGATTTTCACGAACACATTAAAACAGCATAAGAGGTGATTACATGCCGAAAATAAAAAGAACAATAAAAGCTGAACAGGAGCAAGAATATATGTCAAGAGTTGCACAATGTCTTTTCTTTAGATTGAACTGTATCGGTTATGACAGAGAAAAAATCAGCAAACTCTTTGGCATTAATCCTGCTACCTGTTCAGCACGCAAAAACGACAAGCCACAGAATTTAAAGCTGGAAGAAATCGTCAGAGCAGCGGGAGTTCTCGGAGTTGAGCCTTATGAACTTTTGATTGATCCTGACAGAATCAAATTAACAACAATAATAAAGTAAAAATTAACGGAGGTATTTATATGAAAAGCTTTACAGAAATAACAAAAGAAATCAGAGAAAGAACTTGCAACGATTATAGCGATTATGAGTATGAAATTGAGATTTATGATAACATCAATGAAAACACAGAAGTTGTTTTGCAGGGTACTTTTGAAGAAGTTTATAAAGAATGGGAATATATCAATCAGCACGGATATACAAGCTCATGGGATGAAGATTTTGCTTATGCACAATTAAATTTGCGTTATTCGGAGAGCGAAATGGACAGTCACGAAGTATTAGACACATACGAGAGATAAGGAGCGAATATGAAGCTTGAAAACTTACAAATCCGCATTAAGGACGGCGAGGTAATGACATTGCAGGGACTTGATACAGTGACAGCAGAAAGGCTCGAAGACATACTAAACTATGTAGCAGAAACTAAAGAGAGCCTTGACAATCATCAGCTTAACAACAGAGCAACAGGATTTAAGCGTATAGTCCACAATTGCAAGAAGTTTCTCCGTTGTTGCAAATATGCAGTTAAAAATTAAGGTGATAATATGAACAGACTAATACATAAAACAGCAGCAGGCGAAATGAGCTTATGCGATATAAATCATAGAATCGTACCGCTTACGGAAGTACCAACCGAATATCTCGGATGTATACACAAACTCGCTGACTACGAAAGCACAGGATACAATCCCGATTTTATCGACACAATTCCGCATATCTTAGAAGATATGAAAGAGCGACTTGCAAATCCAAATGCAACGAACATCAAAGCGTGCTTGCATAAAATCAACTACATCTTAAACGCAAAAGAAAATGCCGCCAGCTAATGCACAGCTGGCGGCAAAGTGAAAAGATATAAAATATTTACCGTATTTATTATATGTTTTCACCGCACAAAAATCAAGAGGAAAGGTGAATTTATATGAATATTTTAGAAAATGCAGTTGACTGCATTAAAACCCAAGGCAAGAACTATAAAAAATACTCTAACGAATGGAATGTAATGCAACAGCTTATCGACATTATTACAGCACAGCCGGAGAGCGCAGAAATTGTGTTGCAGGACCTAAATGTTGAAGAAATGCAGGTGCCTGCACTCGTGATGAAAATAACAAGCAAGAAAATCGCAAATCCTGTTGAAGTTATGAACGCTATTTGCGACTTTTACTCAATCCCAAAACCGAGCAAATTGCCGCCGGAAGTGTGGCGAATGAGCAGCACCTCTCCTGCCCCGACAAAGTCTGAAAAACAAGGCTTTATAAACCTTATGGATTTACTGTGAGGTGAGTATAAATGCAGAGAAAAAAGCTGTTAGCGTTAGAAATAAACAAAAAACGTGCGGATGTACCTGCAATGCAAGCTGTAGTTGAGTTTCAGCATAAAGACAAGTATGTCAATTATACGACACACCAATACAATTATGTTTATGATGCCTTTATTGATGAGTCAACAGGTGAAAAAACTCTTATAGTTGATATGTTTAAGCCTGCCCCGGCGGCGGAGTTTCTCTATAGACTGTTCATCGGAAAAAACAAGCAAGGTGATGACAAATGGTTTATCGTTAAATCAGACGGCACAGTCAGTGAAAGCAGTTTGCCGGTTGATTATTACTGCAATCAATTCTATTATCAGTTCAGCGCTGATACTGATAAGGTCATTGATGAGTATTTGTCAGATACTAAATCATATGCAAAAGGTAAAGGCATCAAAAAAATAATAGCTTGGCAAAAAGCAGTCAGGGAAAAAAGGCTCAAAGATAAATATCAAAAAATTAAAGACAGCATAAGTTATGAATTAGCAGAAATTCGCCCACTGCCGCAGGCGGTACATAAATGGATTGATAATACCGTAATGGCATATAGCAGATATATGTTTTATGATGCCAACGGCAAAAAGCAGACTACTGCAAGATGTTCCGTATGCGGTAACGAGGTTACTATTAACAAGGTACGCAGCGGAGATAAAGTCACTTGCCCAAGCTGCAACAAAAAGTGCACCGCAAAGCCGTACAAGAAATACGCTAATTCTCGTGGATTTATCGACCGAGAAACAATTATGTATTTGCAACCGTTCAAAGGAACAAGATTTTGTGCTCGTGAGTTCATAATCGAATACTACTACGATTGCGGCAGAATTAATCCGTACATCTGGATTAAAGAACTTGTACGCACAACTTGCGACTTTGACGGACAAGAAATGCGAGTGCAGGAACAATACACATATGACGAAGATTACAAAGGCGGTGACTGGCGAAAGGATTATTTTAAAAGTGTAAACTCAAGTTTGCAACTCTACCCCGGCACACTCAATAAGATATTTAAGCGTGTAAAAGGATTCAACAAGTGGCATATCGACTACGGCAAGATTGCAAAGCAATGTAATCCTGTTGGATTTGCGAATTTGTACGACGCTGTAAATAAAGTTGCGTGCTTGCCGAACATGCTTAATAACGGCTTAGTTGAATTAGCACGAGATGTAATTGCACACAGATACAATACCAGCTTGTATGATCTATCTAAAGGCTCGTTATCTAAGAGCTTTGGTATAACAAAAGACGATTTAAAAATTCTAAAGTCTTTAAATGTTAATTACAGAGAATTTGAGCTATACAAAGCATATCAAAGCACAGACAGAAAAATAGACTTTGAAGAACTGAAAGAATTTTTCAAAGTCAGCTCAATAATTGATTGTAATACAGCAGAAATGCTTAGTATTTTACAGCGTAGTTCATTGCGAAAATTCTGCAAATTCTTCCGCAAGTGGGAAAGCGAAAATTGCACAAGCCAAGATAAAGACAGTTGGTGGGATCCAAGACGGCATTTTTTTAGTGATTATAAAGACTACATTAGAAATGCTACTTTGCTTGAATATGACTTGTCAAATTCAGAAGTGCTTTTCCCTAAAAACTTAAAGCAAGCTCATGATTTAGCGTACAGCATAATCAATGATAAAGAACTTAAAAATGCAGAACTTCCACAAATTGCTCGACAATACGAATCTTATAGCAATTTATATAGCTATGAGGATAAAAATTATTGTATTATGCCACCGTCAAGACACAATGACCTAAAAAGCGAGGGCAAAACGCTATGCCATTGTGTTGCAACATACGCAAAAAGAGTTGCTGTTGGCAGTACAATTATACTTTTTATCCGCAAGACAAGCGAAAAAGACAAACCATATTTTACGCTTGAGCTTAATCCCACAACTTATGAAATTGAGCAATGCAGAGGATTGAGAAATTGTGCGTATCCAAAAGAAGTTAAAGACTTTATGGATAAATGGTATAAAGAAAAAATAGAACCGTTGAAAAGGAGAAAAGAAAAATGTCAGATAACAGCAGCATAATGAGTATAGCTGATTTCAACATCACTGAAATGTCAGCAGATACAATGTCAGCACTAAACACTCATCAAAAAATAATCACAGCAGAGCAGACGGCTGCAAATGCAATGATTAGCTTGTGCGAAAATCTTAAATTAATGAGAGATAAGCACTTATACGAAGCGCTCGGCTTTGAAACATTTGATACATACACAGAGCAAGCTTGTGGCATTAAACGCAGACAAGCTTACAACTACATAAGCACATACGAAAAGCTGGGCGGTACGGTTTTGCAGTCAAATGCACAGCTTGGTATTACTAAATTGCAATTACTTACAGAAGTATGTGCAGTAGACAGAGCTGAAATTATAGCAGAAAATGACCTTGCTGGTATGTCGGTCAAAGAAATTAAAGAACTTGTTGAAAAAAGCAAGCAGCAAGGTGAACAGCTTGCTCTTCTCGGTGATGAGCTTAACGACAGCAACAACGCACAGAAATCGTTACAAGCAGATAAACAAAATCTCGCAGAGGAAAACAAGTTATTGCACAAACGAATTAAAGAACTCGAAAGCAAGCCTGTTGAGGTTGCTGTACAAGAACCAACGCAAGCACAAATTGAAGCAGCGGCAAAAAGCAAAATAAACAGCTTAAAAGCGTCATTTGAAAAAGAAAAACAAAACGCTGTTGAAGAAGCCGTTAAACAAGCTACAGAAAAAACAAAATCAAGCGTTAAAGAAACTCTTGAGAAAGACTACAAAGCAAAGCTTGAATCTATTGAAAAAGAACGACAAGCCGCTCTTGATAAAGCAAAACAGTTAGCAATCAAGCTTGACAAAAATGCAGATGCTGACCTTGTGACAGCAACTCTTTACTTCAACGAGTTACAATCACATCTCAAAAAGTTTATTAACAGTGTTGAGAAAATTTGTGAAACAAATTCAGCGCAAGGCGAAAAGCTCAAGCAGATTGCACAAAACTTCTTGAGCAACACTATTGCAAATCTTAATTAATCAGTTAGTAAGCTCCGCACGGCTTTACTATATATATCAGAAAGTACAACTTTCGTTGATTATTCTTCATAAAATATAATACTGACTTGCATAATGTTACTGCAGAGCAGGTGCGGCTGCTCTTTTGGTATTTAAGGAGAAATGATATGAAACGGAAAAAACTTGATCATCTTGATTTGGTATGTCTTGAGATTGCTAAGTATAACAAAATACATAACACATATTACAGCTACGGCGAAGACACAGCTTTAGTGCGTGCAGGAAAGATTATATCAGATGTTGTGAGTGAAAAGAGAATGGAGGATAAAGAAAATGATTGATTGTTCAAGAACTGAAAATTACTTGACTAAAAAGTTAAGGCTGACGAAAAAACATAAGCTGAACGATGATACATATATATGTGGAATCGCTTGTGGCGACTGCCCTTTGAGCCGTGTAGGGCAAAAATTTACAAAAAGCACACATACTTTCATTGCCGAAGTATGTTGAGATAAGGAGTGATACAAATGGGAACATCATATAAAGCTCAAATTGATAACGAAAAGGGAAAATATGAAATTCAATTTGAAACTACCAATTATGATTATTACAAAATGGTAGAAAGAGCTTGTCAAAAAGCAATAGACAAAAAGGATAAGGCTGTATTAAAAGAGCGTTGTTCTCAAAGCAGAGTATTAGGGCATTTATAAAGGAGTAATATAGAATGAGTAATAGAAAATCTATATCAAAACATACGAGGCTTAAAGTATATCAAAAATATAATGGTCATTGTGCTTACTGTGGTTGTACACTCGAACTAAAGGATATGCAAGTTGACCATATTCAGAGCGTGTACTGGTACAACGGTGCGAATGACATTGAAAATTATAATCCGGCTTGCAGAATGTGTAATTTTTACAAATCTACAATGTCGGTTGAAGATTTTAGAGAGCAATTAGGTAAAATACTATCAAGACTTGAAAAGGTTTTTATTTTTAGATTAGCTAAGAAATACGGCTTAATCAGAGAAATAAAAGAACCTGTAATATTTTATTTTGAAAAAGAAAATTTGAAAAAAGTTATGGATTTTGAGCGTGAAAAGCTATCCCTCAAAGAAAAGGAGCTTGAGAAATTTGAAAAAAGCAACAATGTGAAAAGTTTGTTTGTTGATAATCCGGAACTGTTGGAGGAATGAAGATGAATGGATAATAAATTAAAAATTCGTGAGGTATGCGGTGATTATGCGTTGGATATACCGTTCGCAGACGGTAGTGTAAACACGATATACTTTAATTCAAAACGAAATGCCGAAACAGTTAAGCATATTATCGAAATTGACGATAGTAACCCCAAAAATGATTTGTATGACTATTGTCCTAAAATAGATAAGGAGTAAAAATTATGACAAGATATGAACTCGAAAGACATTTAGGGAAATATGTTGAAATCGTACTTTTTGACGGAACGGTGATTGAGGGCATTTTACATAAAACAGGTGAAAAAGCCTTTGAAAATGACGCTAATTTGTCAATACCAAAGTTACGATATTTCTGCACTTGTGGGGATAAGGTTGTTAGTAATTGTGTTTTTAGATTGTCCCACATTAAAAAAATCAGTCGTATAAAAATTAAACTTAAAGTTGTTGACAAAGTTAAACTCTCAAAGTGGGTAAAAAAGGAAGACAGAAAAGTAGGTGAAGCGGAAGCATACTGCTTAACTTGCGGGAGAGAGGTTGTTTATCAAGTCATTAACAACCGTTATCAATTTGAAAACTATTGCCCACATTGCGGAGCAAAAATGGATTTGGAGGATAAAGAAAATGATTGATTGTTCAAGAACTGAAAATTACTTTGCGGAAAAGCAAAGAATGACGAAAAAACATAAACTAAATCACGGTGGATATGCATGTAAACTTAATTGTGCTGACTGCCCTTTTAGCTATTTAAATAATGGTTCTACGATGTTCTGTTCGGACTTTGAAACATTCTATCCCGAAAAGGCGATTGCAATCATACAAAAGTGGAGTGATGAACACCCGCAAAAAACTTATTTGAGTGAGTTCTTAAAGAATCATCCGAATATTCTGCTCAATGATGACGGAACACCCACTTTTTGTCCTTATGAATTGAGACTTATAAGCGTAGACAATTGCAGAAACGACGGTGACTGCGTTAAGTGCTGGAATCAGCCGATTGAGGAGAGTGAAAGTAAATGAGAGAAATATTATTCAGAGGTAAACGAAAAAATAACGAAGAATGGGTACACGGGGACTTATGGTGCAACCCTTACGGGAAAAGAGTTGTTTGCATTGTTTCGCCGATAAATAATCAAGGCACCACGGGCGGAAATGAGGTTGACACTGAAACAGTTGGACAGTACACAGGCTTTACGGATAAGAACGGTGCTAAGATTTTTGAGGGTGATATTTTGGCATTTGATGATATGGACGGCAGTAAAGGAATTTACGAAGTCTTTTATGACGGCAATAACGGCAAGTTTGCTATTGCAGCAAGCGGCAACAGAAATTATGTTGATGATTTCGAGTTGTTTGACGAGTTGTTTGAAAGGAACGAATATTTCAAGTGGTTTACGGTTATCGGCAATATCTATGACAGCCCCGAACTTTTAAAGGAGTAAAAATTATGACAAGATATGAACTCGAAAGACATTTAGGAAAATATGTTGAAATCGTACTTTTTGACGGAACGGTGATTGAGGGCATTTTACATAAAACAGGTGAAAAAGCCTTTGAAAATGACGCTAATTTGTCAATACCAAAGTTACGATATTTCTGCACTTGTGGGGATAAGGTTGTTAGTAATTGTGTTTTTAGATTGTCCCACATTAAAAAAATCAGTCGTATAAAAATTAAACTTAAAGTTGTTGACAAAGTTAAACTCTCAAAGTGGGTAAAAAAGGAAGACAGAAAAGTAGGTGAAGCGGAAGCATACTGCTTAACTTGCGGGAGAGAGGTTGTTTATCAAGTCATTAACAACCGTTATCAATTTGAAAACTATTGCCCACATTGCGGCGCGAGAATGGATTTGGAGGATAAAGAAAATGATTGATTGTACGAAAACTGAAAATTACTTTGCGGAAAAGCAAAGGATGACGAAAAAACATAAACTAAATCACGGTGGATATGCATGTAAACTTAATTGTTCGGACTGCCCTTTGAGCCATTTAAATAATGGTTCTACGATGTTGTGTTCGGACTTTGAAACGCTCTATCCCGAAAGGGCAGTTGCAATTGTGCAGAAATGGAGCGACGAACATCCACAAAAATAGTATTGAACAATTTAGGAGGTTCGATTAAGTACAATGAAACAGTATGAAGCAGACGAACAAAAGAAGCTCTTTCGCTGGGCTGACTTTATGAAGACAGAGTATCCCGAATTGGATATGATGTTTCATATTCCAAACGGCGGTAGTCGCAATAAACTCGAAGCGGCCAACCTAAAGAAACAAGGTGTGCGTGCAGGCGTGCCGGATATATGCTTACCTGTTGCTCGTGGAGGTTATCACGGACTGTTTATCGAGCTTAAATTTGGCAAGAACAAGACAACAGCAAAGCAAGACGAATGGCTTGCAAAACTGAATGAAAAAGGTTATGCAGTTGCTGTCTGCTATGGCTGCAAGAAAGCACAGGATAAAATTCTCAAGTATCTGAATTTAGGAGAATAACAATGGAAAATGAAAATGCAGAAACCAAAGTCGAAGAAGTCACAGAAGAGAGTAACTTTGACACTCTGAGTGAACTTGACAAACTTGCGGTCGGATTTATCGCAGGTGAAATTGATACAGATATAATAAACAGTCTTGATACATACAACAGGTGGTTTGTTCTGTCCATGTCAGCTATATATAGTTGCGGCAAAATCGGCTTGCTCTCGGCTAAAAGTTGTGTGCAGGTCAAATACAAGTTATTGAGCGAATACAGACGATTCAGAACAGAAACATATTTCGCAGAGATTGAGCACCGTGAATGGATTAAACGAACGAGAGAAACATCTTGCAAACTTACAGAACTTGCACATCAAATTAATAACAAAGATACTGATGCATTAAAAACAGCTGTCGAGATTATTGACTTATTCACGAAACAAGATGTATATAATCAATTATTTATAAAAGCAGAAGCTGATGAAGAGTATAAGCAGAAATGTGTACAAGCTCTTACACAAAATGAAAAACTCTTCTTCGACCGCTTTGGCAATATACCTTTTGTAGATTTGCTTTTTAAATTCTATAAATCCACAGAAGAGAACAGAGCAGCGGAAATATACAAAGAGCTTGATTGCGACAATCTCAATGTTATTGCTCACCGTGTACCTGTAAAATCTGAAAATTGTCAAGGTATCGCAAAATCATATCTTGAATATTTTAAATAAAAATCTAAAAAATGCAGGGGCTGAAAAGCCCTTGCGTATCCTGCTCAAGTAATTAATTAAGTGACGAAAACTGTTTTTACATATATAATAGGAAGTTTAAAATGTTTACATACAAATGTGAGATCCAATCCGGACCGATGCTTGAAATTAAATACTATCAAAGTTTGCGCAAGCGTAACAAGAAAAATATGTCACGCAGTATCAACAGAGCAATCACATCAGAAAAGATGGCGCAGGCTAATCGCATAAGAGGTGAACAGCATACACAGAGATTAATTCTTGCAAATTTCAAACAAGGCGATTGGTGGGTAAGATTTTCGGCACCGTATAAAAATTTCACAGAAGAAGAATTTGAAAAGATTGTAAGCAATTTTTTTAAGCGCATTAAATATCACGCAAAAAAGCAAGGCGTACAGTTCAAGTATATTGGTTTTTGTGAATGTGGAAAGCGTGGTGGCAATTGGCACTTACACATCATTATTGAAGACTGTATCAAAGACATAGCGTTAAAAATGTGGAAATGGAGCAACGGCGTTAATCTCACACCATTGTACGAAGACGGCAGTTTTGCTGACCTTGCAAAATACATACGCAAAGATGTAACAGGCACTAAAAGGCTCAAGACTTCTCGCAATCTTACAAAACCTACAGTTACGGTAACAGAGGGCAAAAAGCGTGAATTCAAAAAACTTGAAAAAGGCGAGGCTTTGCAAATTCCACAAGGCTATTATCTCGTGCGTGATGATGTGTGGGTTAACGATTTCACGGGAGCAAACTATCACTTCGTGTTTATGCAGTTGAGAATGAATCATAAACGATATGCAGTTGAATACACAAAGGAGGCAAAAAATGAATCTAAAGCAAATTAGAGATATGGACAATGATATATGCTATTATAGAGCGCAAATAGCTATGCTTGAAGCTAAAGTTACGCACATAACAACAAATATTGCAAGTGCTATCGACGGAGAAAGTGCGTCAAATAGCATTGAAAAAATAGTGCCCAAAATAGCAGACTTAAGAGAAGAATTACACAATGCAGAAACAAAAAAAGCAAACGCTATAAGTTCAATACCTCCAACAACTCTGCAAGGGAGTTGTCTTTTGCTGCGCCTGAAGTATGGCTACGAATGGAAACAAATAGCTCAAAAAGTAGGTGGAGGAAATACAGAAGACGGAATAAGAGTAATGTGTAATCGCTACGAATGGTAAATTTAAGCAAAGTTGTTCGTTTGTTCGGTGTAATGTATGTTAGACTATACTTGAGCAAAGCTCTAAAAAATACAAGGTTAATTTAAGTCGCTGTTACTGCAGCGGCTTATTTGTTTTTAAAGAATAATGGCTAAAAATTTTGCAAAAGCATTCTACAAATCAAAAAAGTGGCAAGATTGCAGACAGAGTTTCATAGATGAACGAACACTTATCGACGGTGGCTTGTGTCAGATATGTCACAAGAAGCTCGGTTATATAGTTCATCACAAAGTTATGCTCAATGCAAGCAACATAACTGACGCAAGCATTAGTCTTAACTTCGAAAATCTGATGTATGTCTGTAAAGATTGTCACGACAATCTTCCAGGGCACGGAGTCGGAAACAAAGAACCGAAAAAATATTTTTTTGATGAGAGCGGTCAAATTTTTCCGACTCCCCCCTAAAAATTTTTGCGAGTAAACATTCGCAGGACCGAGGGGGGCAGGTCGAAATTTTGCGTACCTCGTGTATGACCCCCCTCCCTTTTTTAGTGAGGTGACTTGAAAATGATTGACGAAAAAAAAGAAAAACGAGAAATCAACAGAGAAAAGAAAAGACTTAGCTCTATTTACACGGATATTCCGGCAAAAAGAAAAGACTTAGCAGAAGGACTTATCGAAAACGCTGCTTTCACTCGAATTCGACTCAAAGAATTACAAGCAGATATAGCTATCTACGGATTAACAGAGCTATTTTCGCAGTCAGAAAATCAAGAGCCTTATTCACGCAAACGACCCGAAGCCGACTTGTACAACACAATGCTTGGAAACTATCTCAAGTACATCAAGCAGCTCAATGATATGTTACCTAAAGATGCTGATGCTAAAGAAATCACCACAGACGGTTTTGACATTTTCGTCGACGGTCGTGATATAAAATGACCCGTTATCCGCTCAGTTATAACCCGATTTTGCTGTATTATGAGCAAATTAAGAGCAAAAAAGTTACTGTATGCGATAAAGTTCAGAAGTGGTACAAGCATCTTAGCAACAAGGTAATTAACCCGACAGACGGCTACCATTACGACCCTGCAAGAGGAAATCATATTATTGAATTCGCAGAAAATTTCTGCCGTCACAGCAAAGGTAAAGCAGGCGGTCAGCTTGTTAAACTTGAGCTGTGGGAAAAAGCGTGGCTTGCTGCTACGTTTGGTTTTGTTGATGATGACGGAATAAGAGAATACAACCTGTCTGTCTTGATTATTGGTAAGAAAAACGGTAAGAGTTTGCTTGCTTCTGTGGTCGGATTATATATGCTTATTGGAGATGGCGAGCCTGGTCCAGAAGTGTATGCTGTTGCTACAAAGCGTGACCAAGCGAAGATTATATGGCAGGAAGCTAAACGAATGGTACGAAAAAGCGAGGTATTGCTTAAGCGTATCAAACCATTGCTGAATGAGCTAAGTTCGGAAGATTATAACTGCGGCGTGTTCAAGCCTCTTGCTTCCGATTCAGACACCCTTGACGGTCTGAATGTGCATTGCTGCCTTATGGACGAACTTCACCAATGGAAAAATGGCAGACAGCTCTACGACATTATGGCAGACGGCACGATTGGTCGCGACCAACCGCTGATTCTCGTGACTACAACAGCAGGACGAATTCGTGAAGATATTTACGATGAAATCTACGACGAAGCTGTCAGAGTTACGAATGGCTTGTTTGATGATGTAGGCTATAAAGACGAACACAGCTTGTATATGGTCTATGAGCTTGACAAGCGCGAGGAATGGGAAAATCCTGATTGTTGGCAGAAAGCCAATCCCGGGCTTGGTACTATCAAAAATAAAAACGCTCTTGCAAGCAAAGTCAAGAAAGCACAGCAAAACACAGCACTTGTCAGAAATCTTCTGTGTAAAGAATTCAATATCAGAGAAACATCAACCGAAGCGTGGTTGAGTTTTGATGAATTGAACAACGAGGAAAAATTTGATATAGCTAAACTAAAACCAGGGTATGGTATAGGCGGAGCTGATCTGTCAAGCACTACAGATTTGACATCCGCAAAGATGATTTTTTGCGTTCCTGATGACATACACATTTATGTTTGTTCAATGTACTGGATACCTGCCGACCTTGTTGAGCATAAGGTGATTGAGGACAAGATACCTTATGACAAATGGATTGAACAAGGATATATGCGAACCTGTCAAGGAAACAAGATTGACCCGAGTGTGGTTACGGATTGGTTCAGAGAATTGCAGGACGAAAAAGACATCTATCTTTGGAAACTCGGCTATGATGCATGGTCGGCTCAAATGTGGGTAAATCAGATGACTGATTGCTTCGGGCCGTCAATAATGACAGCTGTGCATCAAGGCAAGCGTACATTATCTGCACCGATGAAAGCACTAAAAGCTGACCTTATTAAAAACAGAATTGTTTACAATAATAATCCGATTGACAAATGGTGTTTAGCTAATACAGCAATTGATGAAGACAAAAACGGCAATATTCAACCGATTAAAACATCTAAAGCGACAAAACGAATAGACGGCACAGCGGCTTTGCTTGACGCTTATACAGTCTTTTTCGAGAACGAAGATGAATATTTAAGCATTATATAAAATTCGGAAAATCCGAATTTCTAAGGTGGTGAGCAAATGGGAAAATTCAGTAATTTCATTAAGCGTGTAACAAGTTCAAAGGGCTTTTCGAGAGTAGAACTTGTTACACAGAATAATAGTAATTTTTTTCTATGGGGCAACAAGGCATATGATTCTGATACAGTGCGAGCGTGTGTCAATGCACAGGCTTTGAGATTTTCAAAGTTGCAGCTTAAACACATCAGAGAAATCTACAAAGGCACAGAGAAAGATTTAGTAATCAACCCTGAACCGTACATCAAATTTTTACTTGAAGAACCTAACCCATACACAACTATGGATATGCTGCTGTACAAAACAAGCGTACAGTTATCGCTATCGGGTAATGCATTTTGGTTAATAATCAGAGATGAAAACAGCTTGCCTGCTG